AGCGACCAAGTGCGCGACCAAGTGCGCGGCCAAGTGCGCGACCAAGTGCGCGGCCAAGTGCGCGGCCAAGTGTACGACCAAGTGAGCGGCCAAGTGCGCGACCAAGTGTACGACCAAGTGAGCGGCCAAGTGCGCGACCAAGTGAGCGACCAAGTGAGCGGCCAAGTGCGCGGCCAAGTGCGCGGCCAAGTGTACGACCAAGTGAGCGGCCAAGTGTACGGCCAAGTGCGCGGCCAAGTGTACGACCAAGTGAGCGACCAAGTGAGCGGCCAAGTGCGCGACCAGAAACTAACCGCTTACTATTTCGCCTACGAAGATTTGGCTTTCGCCTCTGGTTGGGTGGCCTTCTATGATTACTTCGAGAAGATAGGCGTCGTAAAGCACAAAGCCTTCAAGCGATACAAGAAGATGCTCAAAAGCGGTATTTTCATGACAATCCTCTTTGAGAATGTCGCTTTGGCATGCCGCCGACCGAAGGCTGTACGCCGAGACGACCAAGGGCGTCTGCACAGCGATCAGAAACCGGCGATTGAGTGGCGCGATGGATACAAACTGTACTATTTGCACGGCCAGCACGTGAACGAATCCCTATGGAAGCGCATCGTCAGCCAGGAAATGACGTTGAAAGACATCATGGACATACGAAACGCCGACGAGCGAACAATGGCATTCTCCATGCTGCGTCCTGACCGTTTGCTAGAAGCGATGAACGCTAAACTAATCCATACCGGCATCAAGGGAACTAAGTTATACCAGGTGGACGACTTCGCCGAGAAAGTCCTTGGTGATACCTCGCGGATAAAAAATTCTACCGAATACTGCATGGTCATGCAGGACGCGAGTACCGACCGTGTGTTCTTGGAATGGGTAGACCCAAAGATAGGACAACAGGAGGATGCTGACCTAGCTCAAGCTACAGCGTTACAAATTCCGCTCGAAGACTATTTGTCGATACCCATAGAATGCGAGGCGTGATGGAAGTAGCAAAAAGCAAACCCTCAGTCTGGCGTATCGTCGGTGTAGACATTGAAACGCGCAGAATGGTGCGCGCCTACGCAGAGAGCAACGGCATAAACACCGCCACAGCGCTCGCCAAGATCGTTAAAACAGCCCTCTCAAAGTAGGGGGGCTGTTTATTCTTATATACTCTCGTGTGCTATGATGAAGCCAAGCTATGGCCTCCAACCAAAACCCCGAAATTGACAATGATCTCCTGAAACCGCTTGGTGCCTCTGGTACCCGCACCAGCTTCGGTTTTATTACTAACGAAGAGTACCTGCCTCAGCTCCTCTGGCGCAAAGGCATTGAAGTCTACGACCACATGCGCCGGTCTGACGCCAGCATCCACGGCATGCTTACAGCCGTCAAACATCCGCTGCTTGCCGCCCACTGGGACGTAGAGCCAGCGAGCGATGAAGAGTTCGACCAGTTCGTCTGCCGCTTTGTCAGGAACGAGCTATTCAACCGTAACGTCAAGATGCGCAAATTCCTGCGCGACGCCCTTGGAAAATTAGATTTCGGCTTCGCAGTTTTTGAAAAGACCTACGAAATGACCCAATTTGAAGGCAAGCAGCTATGGGGTGTCCAGGATCTTGGCTGGCGCAAGCAGTGGTCTATCCTACGCTGGGCAACCAGCATGAACGAACCAGGCGTCACCCAGGAGCTGCTCAGTGGCCCGGTGGACATTCCCCAGATAAAGCTCTTGACCTTCGTAAACGACCAGGAAGGCGACAACTACCAGGGTGTGAGTGTCCTGCGTTATGTATACAAAGCCTGGGAGATGAAAAAGGCACTAGAGAACTATCTCATGGTTGCCGCCCAGCGCAGCATTGGTTTCCCGTATATCGAATATACGCCGGATATATCCCTGAAAGACCAGCAGAAGCTCGAAAATATGCTCAAGAACATGCGCAACCATGAGCAGCAGTATATGTTCTTCCCTGGCGGAAAAGTCAACAAGCTCGACTGGATGAAGATCGAGACCAATATGAAGTCAGATCTGCTGCCAGCCATCGAGCATCTGCAGCATGAGATCGACAAGTCAGTATTGGCGCAGTTCCTCGACCTGGCAGGCTCCACATCAGGCGGCAGTGGCGGCAGTCGGGCATTATCCGAAGACCACAGCCAGCTTTTCGAGAAAGCGCTGGAAGCTATCGCCAATGAGATCGTCGATGAGATGAACACCAATCTCATCCAGCAGTTGTGTGACATCAACTTCAGCAAAATGCCCAACGGGTATCCAAAGTTGGTGTATAGCAACATTGGCGACCAGAATCTGCAGGTACTTGCCGACTACGCTTCCAAGCTCGCCAGCATGGACTTGCTTACACCTGACCGCGATATGGAGAACTGGTTCCGCCAGGCGATGGGTACGAGTGACTTGCCAGACGACATCTACGATAACTACGAAAGCCGTATGACTGCTCAGACGAAGGCACAACCGCTTACCCAGCTTGGCCCAGGGCAAGACCCGAATACACCGGCTCCGACCGGGCAGCCGCTGCAGAACCCTCCAGTTGACCCGAAAGCACAGCCGAACCAGAAGCCAGGTGACAAGCCCGTTGAAGACCAAGGCAATACTGTTACCCGCACCAACGAGAAGAAAGACAACGCCAACAAGCCGACGCCCAATCCAAGCAGCTACTACAAGTACCGGGCCACTAAGGCATCAGACGCCCTAGAAGAAGCCAAGAAGGCCCGCATGGCGCTGCAAATGGCGTACATGGGAGAATAGATTGCATGGAGATGGAAGCCGAGCTGGAGCGACTCAGCATTGCCGTCCTGGCAGCCGAGGACTGGGCACCGGCATACAACCGAGCGCCGAAGCAGCATGCATTGCTTATCCGTCAGACCGCCAGGATGCAGGTTTTAGTCTTGCGCTACCTGCGCCAGCTTGCGAGAGAAGCGCCGAAGCTCATCAACTGGTATCACTACATGGCTGCAGTAGCCGAACAGCAGCGTCACTTTCTAGCTGATGAGTCCATCCAGGCATACAACGTCAACGTTGTCATCAACAACGACGCGGTAAGCCAGCAGGACCAGGCGTTTATTAAACTTGTCTTCGATACCGTAGCCGCGACCATAGCCAACGGTGCCGATTCGATGCAGGAAGAGCATGGCGCTAACATCGGCCTGACCAGCACGAGCAATATTATCCAGCAACTCACGACCAAACAGCTCGCCAACCTGGTGGGCATGAAGGTCAACAAAGACGGCACGATTGTCCCCAACCCTAACCCTGTCTACAACATCGACGAAACGACACGGTCAAAGATTGCACAGAGTATCAAGACCAGTATCCAGCTCGGCGAGGACCATACGGCGGCGGTAAGACGGCTGCAGAAGGTGATTGCCGACCCGGCCAGGGCAGACATGATTGCGTATACGGAGACGGTTAGAGCGTACGCTGAGGGACGCAAAACGTATGCCTACCAGTCGGGCGCGAAGTTCAAAGTATGGTCAGACAATAATGCGACAGATGTCTGCGCAGATAACACGGCGCAGGGGCCGATACCGATTGATGAGGATTTTAGGAGCGGTGATGAGAGTGAACCGGCTCATGTTAGGTGTAGGTGCTTGACAACTTACCTATATGCTGGTGATATAGGTGAAGCTAAAGAGCAATGGGACAGCTAGACTATTTCTTATACTTCTCTATAAGCGGCGGTGCTAGATGAGGAGCGGTAGGTGGAAGTAATGATCCTTTCCGTACGACACGCGATTCTCTAATCGTTAAACCGTAGTATTCAGCTATAAGTTTAGCAATAACGCCCCTACGCTTCTTGTCCTTTCTATACCTTTCAAACACCTCTTCCGGTAGATAGATGGTTATGTTTGCCATTGGAATAATCATAGCATAAAACTACACATACCAAATATATTTGTATTTTTAATATTTTATTGTATGGTATTGACATAAGTTCAGCACTCAGAGATATTAGTGGTAACTATGCCCGTAGAAACACAGACAGGAAGTGTGCAAGCAGCCGTATGGACAACTGCTTACGTTGACTCACTTCCGACGTCCAGCTTTGCCTGGGTCGATTCTAAAGGTCAACGCCATCTTCCATACAAGGACAAAGACGGTAAAGTAGACCTGCCGCACACCCGCAATGCCCTTGCCCGGCTGAACCAGGTACAAGGCATGAGCGACGAGGAACGCGCCAAGGTACGCACTAAGCTCCAGAACGCCCTCAAGAATGCCAAAGCCGCCGACGATATGGTTCTGCGCACCACACACGCTGTCCAGGCTTCAGCTGGCGATACAGCCACGCTACCTGACCGTGTCCATCTGCTCCGTGCCGGTAGCTTCAATACGCAGAAATACGGCGAAGTGCCGATTGCAGCCAGTGACTTATTCGAGATGAAATTCAACTTTGAACGGGGTGTCGGAATGGCCGATGAAGGCCAGACTGGCATCCCTATTGATTTTGCCCACCAGAGCCATCTGGAAGCTGCCGGTTGGATTCACAGCCTGGAAGTCCTCCAGACAGAAGACGGCGGCACCGAACTGTGGGGAAACAATGTCGAATGGTCTGACAGCGGCCGCGACGCCCTGGTCGGCAAAAAGTACAAGTGTCTCAGCTCAGACTTTTATCCAGCAGCCTTCGGCGAGTGGGTTGACCCGGAGAGCGGTGTCAGCGCCAAGAACGTCATTGTCGGCGCTGCGCTCACCAACCGCCCGCTGATGACCGGTAACAAGCCGGTAATTGCGTCCGAGGTGGATGGAGAAGTCGAAGCCGAGGCAGCAGAAGAAGCCGAAGCCATCGGCGTGAAGACAGTCATTTATGTTAATGCAAGCGAAACAATAAAGGAGAAACGCATGAATTTAGATCAACTGCGCGTAAAGGCGTCGGAAGAACTGACCGGCCCTGAAGCCCTGTTCATCGCACAGCACGTCAGCGAGCTGTCCGAGGACGAGCGCAAGAAGTTCGGCCTGGAAGCTGCCGCTAAAAAGCCAACTGACACAGAGATGCCAAACGCCGACGATGAAGGCCAAGTGCAGAAACTGAAAGCCAAGAAAGAAGACATCAAAGCTGGCGAGGAAGGCACTGTATCCATCCAGGCTGCCGATCTAAAGGCTATCCAGGAAACGATGGCCACCTTGGCTTCTGAGCGCAAGACCGACAAAGAGACCATTGCCAGCCTGCAGGCCAGCATTTCCAAGCTAGAAGACACTAACAAGTCATTTGAAGCATCGGCCCAGGCTGCTGACCGCGAGAAGATGCACGAAGTCGTTATGAGCGCTATCAAGCGCGGTGCTATCAAACCCGACCGTGAAGAGTCATATACCAACCGCCTGGTCGCTGCCCAGGGTGAAGACCGCCAGGCACTAATCGCCGACATTGAAGCCCTTGCCAGCAATGACCTGCTCAGCAAGCAATTCGGCAGCCAACAGACCGAAGGGAGCGCCGCTATGGACGTGGAAGCTGAGATTATCAAGAAAGCCAACGAAGTGGTGAAAGCAGCCCATGCCCGTGGCGAGAAGATGAACATCTTCCAGGCCCGCGAAGAAGTACTGGCCAGCGATCCTGAACTCAAAGACCGTGCAGACAAAGCCGTGTTGGCATCCGCTCCGAGTTTCAACCCGTTTGAGGCTGGCAGTTGGGGCGCAGGCGCAAAAGGTCTGCAAGGCGTAAACCCGGACGTAACAAAGTAATAGGGAAATAAGGAAGAATAAATAATATGGCTAAAATCGCCCCACGAATTGCCGCGAGTAATTATGCGGCAGTATCCTCATACGACTTCACCAACAGCGGCGCTAATCTTGAAGCAACGCTTGTACTTGTCAAGCTCGACAGCAACGCCAAGGTAACACTTGCAACTGCTTCAAGCGACAAGATCATCGGCGTAATCCGCAACCTTCCAGCAGTAGGCGACACCGCTGATGTACTGCTCATCAACCAGATGGGTACCGGCTCTGTCCAAACAGGCGGCTCCATCAGCGTCGGCGACTATCTGACCACCAACAGCAGCGGCCAGGCCGTTACTGCTACCCAGACAACCGCTGGCTCACAGCCTACGGTCCACGTCTTCGGGCAAGCCGTACAAGCTGCTACCGGTTCAGGTCAGGAGATCGAGTTCATCAGCATGGACTTTTTGTACTAGGATTAAAAAGAAAAGGACTTAGGACCAACCTATGGAAGGCAACCAACTATATATACCGCAGGCTCTGACCAACATGAGCCAGCAGTACCGCAACGAGGACGACACATACATCGCCTCAATCATTGCGCCTGAACTGCTCGTCGAAAAGAAGACCGGCCTGTACCTGTACTACCCACAGCAGCTCCGCTCTGTCGCTAACAGCCTACGAACCGGCAATGCCAAAACGGCTGAAACCAGCACCAACTGGACATGGAAGAACTACGATACCCTCCACGAGCACGCGATCAAGGAAGGTATCCAGAAAGATGTCTTCGACATGTTCCAGAACCCGCTCGATCCGATGATGGATGCGACCATGACTTGCATGGACAACATGACCATCGAATATGAGCAGGCTGTCGCAACCCTTTTGACTGACACCAGCAAGGTAACCCAGTACTCTTCTCCAAGCGTACAGTGGAACGCCAGCACCGGTGCCGGTTCCCCGATTATCGACATCTCAACAGCCGTCAGCACCATGCTGATCAACGGCCTACGCCGCCCGAACACCATCGTGGTCGGTTGGCAGGCTTGGCTGCAGCTTATGAACCACCCGGACTTCATGGACCGCATCAAGTTCTCCCAGCTTGGTACGCTCACCGAAGACCTGTTCGCCCGGATCATCAGCGAATCGTCTGGTACGAAGATCACCCGCGTGCTCATCGGTACCGCAATCGCTGACACCAGCGCCGATCAGATCCCGCACCCAGGTACTACCGCCAACGGTCCTATCTGGGGCAAGCACGTCTGGCTGATGTACTGCACCCCGACACCTGGCCTGCGCCAAGTGAACGGTCTGTACACCCTGCGTCTCAAGAACGGCCGCTACGTTGACGGCTGGGCAAACCTTGACCGCAAGACGACCTACGTCCGCGTGAACGATTACTACACGCCGTTCCTCGTCGGCCCGACCGCTGTATATTTCCTACAGAGCGTGGTGGCCTAGCACTATGGCAGGAGCAACAGTAAACAAAGCACAGGGTGAGCAATACGGCGCATCCTTGGCTGCCGGAAACCCTGTCATCTATGCGAGCAAGCTATACCTTGACGATGGCACCAAGAGCAACCCGGTTGACCCCTACAGCGTCACTCAGCACGCCAAGGTAACACTGACCAGCGCGCAAATCCTGGCACTGAACACCACGCCGATTACCCTGGTAGCCGCACCAGGCGCTGGCTACTATGTCAGCGTTAGCGAAGCCTTGGCATACCTGACTTTCAACACGACGGCATACACCGGCACCAACGCAGCCAATATCACCTACACCAACGGTGCTGGTGCGGCTGCAACCGGTACGCTGGCATCGAGCTTCCTCGACAGCAGCTCAAGTGCTGCCGTTAAGGCTATCGCTGTAGCCGTGACCCCAGTGGCTAACGCCCCGATTGTCATCAGTGTCGGTACGGCTAACCCGGCCGCTGGCGACAGCACCATCACCGTAGACATCGCATATCGCATCGTAAAGCTTCCGTAGGAGGAGAAACACTAACATATGGCAAACTTAGCTTTTGACAAACCGGTGATGCATACCGGCATCATCATCCCAGGTACGAAGACCCACATTGACGAGAAGACACAGCACGTTACCGTAACGCCTGGCGCTGTCGTTGACCTTGATACGGACTCCAGAGGGCTTAGGGCTGTCGCTCAGAGCCTTGTCGACCGTGGCATGGCACACTTTACCAGTGACGCTGCAACGCACACCCTGGCTATCGTAGACGCTTCACAGCAAGCAATGCCGCTTGGTTCAGCCGGTGGTACTGCCCCAATTGCTGACTCGGTCAAGCAACATCTGGACAACCAGCACCAAGTAGCTGCCGCCAAAGAGGCCGCCGCTTCACAGCAGATGGCACAGGTGCAAGGCCAGACCGTGGCACCACAAGTCCAACACCCAGCCGCTCCAGCTCCGGTAGAACCTGAAAAACAACCAACACCAGCAGAAGTCGCTGCCGCTGCTGCAACGCAGAACTAAGGTAACAGACAATGAGCCAACGAGCACGCATACTAGCCACCTCCGGAACTGCAGTCATTGCAAACGGAGGTACGACTATCGCCGCGAGTCCCTATGTCAACGGACTCGTGCGGGCTATATATATCAATGCCCCGGCACTTACCAGTACGAACACGTATACGGTCGCCCTCGTTGGCTCTAACTCTGGCCAGACATTATTCAGCAAGGCGTCACTCACCGCTAATGCCGTGACAAATATTATGATCGACGCCAATAATTATCCCCTCCAGGTGCCGATAGACGAAGGCTGCGAGATTACAATTACCAGCTCCGGCACGGAAGGCGCTGCGAGGACATTTACTTGGGGATTAAGTGTGGATAGAGGAGCGATGTAATGCAACAAACAACGAAGATTTATGAAAATACGACAGCCCAGCCAATAAACGTGCTGGGCGTAGGTGTTATCCCGCCATATGATCGCCTGAGTATCACCACTGAATACCATGCACCAGTGAACCTCGCCAACTATCCTGGCGTCATTGACGTTTTAGCAGATGAAGCAGCGAACGGTCCTGCTCCATCTGCCGAAGACAGGGCAAAAGCGCAGAATCCGGTTCAAGTTGCCGCGCCGGTATCTACACAAGCTCAGGAGGTTCAACAGAATGTCTAAAGATTTCAAAGTACCAGGTGTCGGCCGCGTTGGCTTAAGAAGCCCGTTGTACCATGAAAGCGCAGGCTACGGCGTGGGTCGTATGGACGTAGCCGGTAACGGTATGCCGACTGGTCACCTCGTGGCTCAAGTATTCGATAAAGATGGAAATCCAAAGTCTGCCAAAGAGGTTATGAACTTCTGGGGTCGTTTCTGGGGGAATATCCGAGGCGGCGCAGTCAAGATTAACTTAGGCTCAGGTCTTGTTACGAATGTCGGATCGCTCGCTATGGCCAACGAATACGCCTGGGCGAACCCATCAGGCTCCGTCAACACCGTTCTGGCGCTAGCAAACTGGCATGCTACCGGTACGGGTACGACTGCTGCAGCGCAGACTGACCTAAAGCTCCAGACATGGGACTCTATTGCTGCCGTGGCCGGTACGCAGTCACTCGTCGCGAACGGAGCCGGAACTTCGTCATATAGGAGCGTAGCAACTATTAGCTACAGCGGCACTGAAGCTGTTACTGAATGGGCACTACATACAAGCGGCACACTCTCCGGCTCGACAGGTACACCATTCACTGCTACGAGCGCTACGAGCGCTACTGTGACCGGTACGCCATTAACGGCCAGCTCCAGCACTGTCGCAGGTTCTCAGATGAACATCGTGATGCCCGGTACGACAACCGTATGGGGGCTTGTATTAAGCAACACCACCTCAGTATTCACTATCCCAGGATGGTACACCGTAGCATCCGGTGCTGCCGGGTCAACACCTGGAGCGACTGAGGCGTTCACTACTCGGCCGGTACTTTGGGATCGGAAGCAGTTCCCTGCTATTAACGTTTCGGCCTCAGACAGCATCCAGTTTCAATATTCCGCCCAGATCACAGCCGGAGGCTAGCAAATAATTAAATAAATATGTCAAATAACGTAGGAGTCCATAAGTGAGCTTTCTAACCGGCACACAACAAGAAGTAATCTATAGCTACGTCGCTACCAGCACGCAGCTCAACACGTTCACTACTGAGGATAACCTTCAAAAAACGTATCCACCTATCATTATTCCTGCTGGCTTCTTCTTGAACGCCTCGCAGCAGTATAAGCGACTACGCATCCGCGCCGTTGGACGCCTTGGCACGACATCAGCACCGACCTTCACATGGTCAGTTCGTTTACTGACATCAACCACTTGGTCTGCCGGTGGCATTCTGCTCGGCTCTACACCCGCATTGACCGCTGGTACGACTCAAACGCTTGCCCCGTGGTTCATGGACGCTAGCTTGACTATGAAGTCGTTGTCTATCGGAGGTGCATCAACCGTATCATTCCTTGGTGAAGTACGCAGTCCGCTTGGTCTGGCGTCACCGTTTGCCGGTACAATCCCTGCAAACAACACAGCATTCACCTCAACCACCTTCGATAACTCCGCGACATATTACCTGTTTATAAGCGCGGCCTGTGGTACCTCTAACGCTGCTAACCTCATTCAAATGGAGGACCTGGCAGTATACGGCGAAAACTGAGCCAGGGGACGTAAGCCCCATGGCTGAGCCATATATATTTGACCGAAACGGCGCTCGTGGCCGCCTGGGGCTGCTTACATGATTAGCCCGATATTCGGTAGTGTTATTACTGGCGTCACCTCGACGACAGTCAGTAATTATTGGTTCATATCCAGCTCGTTCTCTGAAACTACAGCGAGCACTACCGAAGGCCTGCGCGAGATCCCGTTCCCGAATACTTTTACCGTCAGCAACCTATATGTACAGGTGCAGACGGCTCCGGGAGCGGGTAACAGCTTCACATTCACTGTAGTCAAGAACGGTGTTGCAACCACACTCGCAGTCACTATTTCTGGCACGAACACCTCCGGTACTGATGCAACGGACAGTATCATTTTTAACGCTGGCGATACGATATCTCTCCAATCAACACCAGGCGGCACACCAACCGCGCCAGGCAACTGGTACTTCAACCTTACGGCTGATTCAGGCACAGGTAATAACTACGGGTGTATCCTGGGATCAAATATCAATGGTCCTTCTACCAGTGCGACCAACTATACGCAGCTCTTCGGCGGCAACACGGCCACTTACGATACGACCGAGGCGAACGTCGAGTGCCTTATAGCAACGGCTGGCACGCTGTCAAATATGTATGTGGTGCTTAGCGCGTCGCCGGGAACATCGAAATCCTATGCCATCACGGTCAACCAGAACGGTTCCGGCTCAGC